GAATACAGTCTTAGCTAATAGCTATTTAGACTACGTTGTAAACGGTACTAACTACAAGATCAGCTATGACAACTTCGTAGCTAACCTTGGTGTGACTGGTTCTATCGTTCAGACCGGATCGGTAACTGGGTCGCCTGTGCTTGATGTTGATGGGTCTGTTAATAAGATCAGAAACATTGAAAGCGGCTCTGGTGTTAATGCGAATGTCTCAGCAGAGAATGGCATTAAACTTTCTCACAACTTCACCGCTAGTGCAGATGGTCTGCCGATCCTGTTAAACACAACCGCAGCATCTCCCACAATTGCAAGCATTGTCGCTGGCTCAGGTATTAGCATTGCCACGGTTAATAGTAGTGGCATTGAGATAACGTCTATCGCTGACCAGATATACGGTCAGGTGACCATGCAAGGTAACGCAACTGCAACAACTATTGCTACGCAAGGCACTCCTGTGAAGGTGGCTGGAACATGGGTTGTTCAAACAGAATCCAATTTCACTGGAAACACTACCGGACGCTTGACCTACAACGGCTCAACTACTGAGGTTGTCTCTGCAAGCGTGTCTATTACGTTTTCTCACGCAGCGGGTGGCTCAGATGATCTAGCGGTTTACATTGCCAAGAACGGCTCAGTAATCACAGCATCAAAACTCACTCGTGCGGTTACTGGTAGCGCCAGAGGTAATGTGGGTACGTTCTTTAATGTTTCAATGGATACCTCTGACTACCTTGAGGTCTTCGTGGCTAACGACTCAGACATTAACGATATTACCGTAGTGGATTGCTTATTCGGGGTGGCCTAATGCCTGTTACCCAATTACCCATAGCGAATGGTTTCTATGTATCAGACTCTCTGCCTATCGCAGCTCAAGAGTGTACGAACTGGTATCCAAACATCGCCCAGGGGCAAGCATTAAGCCAGGAGACGCTATTCGGCACTCCAGGGCTTACGCAACTTGCAACATCTGGAACTCTTGATAACGAGAACAGGGGTGGTCATGAGATGGCCGGCAAGCCCTACTTCGTTAACGGAGACAGATTATATAGACTCGATCAGGCAATAGTATTTGACCAGGTAACTTATTCTCTAGTGTTCCTGGGGGATATATCTGGAACCGGCAGGGTATCAATGGCTGATAACGGCACTCAGCTAATGATCTTGGTCCCTGGTGGTGATGGGTTTATCTACAACCACATAACAGACACCTTTTCTCAAATCACTGACACGGACTTTACAGCTAATGGAGCTCCTCAATTCGTCGTATTTATTGATGGCTATTTTCTGGTTACCACAGATTCCAAGAAGTTCATCGTCTCTGCAATCAATAATGGACTCTCGTACAACGCCTTAGACTTCGGCACTGCTGAGTCGGACCCGGATGATATTGTGGCTCCGGTAGTTTATAAGAATCAATTATTCATCTCTGGGCGTCAGACATTCGAGGCGTTTCAGAACATAGGTGGAGCTGACTTCCCGTTTAGCAGAACAGGTCTATTCCTTCAGAAAGGATGCTTTGCTCCTTACTCTCTTGTTAACGCTCAAGATACGTTTATGTGGGTGGGTGGTGGAGCGAATGAAGGTCCTGCTATTTGGGCACTGAATGGCAACAGCACCACCAAGATATCGACCACAGCAATAGACTCAATTCTCTCCAAGCTTACAGATAGCCAATTATTTAATATCTTCTCATGGGCATACGCTAACAAGGGAGCATACTTTATAGGCTTCTCCCTGCCCTCTACGACGCTTGTGTACGATACGACATCTCAGAGGTGGCATGAGAGGAAGTCGCTCATAGACGGCTCACAGGCGGTATTTAGGGCATCCTCGGTGGTCAAGGCATACAATATAATACTATGCGGCGACCTGGTAGATGGAAGGATTGGTGAGCTTGATTCTGACGTGTACACAGAATACGAAAACACAATCATAAGACGAGTGGCTACCCAGCCTTTCCAGAACAACATGCAGTCTGTTTTCTTTCCTACACTAGAGCTCACGGTAGAGTCTGGCGTGGGTAATGCTGATGCCCCTGACCCTCAGATAACACTAGAGAGAAGCAAGGACGGCAAGACCTGGAGCGGACCTATATCTAGAAGTATAGGCAAGATCGGGGAGTATGCTCGTCGGGCTATCTGGAGGCGGAACGGCAGGGCTTCCAGGTTTGAGATATTCCGATTCACCTTAACTGATGCGGTGAAACCTGTGATTATTCAACTGACGGCCAACATAATCGGTGGTGATAAGTGACAGGCCCTAGACTTAACCAGGCACAGCCTATCGTCCAGCCAGATGGGACTATGGCTCAACCGTTTAGACAGTTCACCCAGGACGCAAGCTTGAGCATCCCTATTGTGGGAGTGGGCTCGCCAGAGGGCGTGGTAGAGGCTAGACAGTACAGCTTGTACATAAACTCTACCGGGTCCACAGGCTCGATAGAATACAGGAAGATGCAACCAGATATCGGCGGCGATACCTCGCAGGGATGGGTCGCAGTCTAAGTATGCTAAAATCAACTAAATTTAAGTAGGGCGATAAAATGGATCCGTTAACTATTGCAATGACCGCAGCCAGCCTTGGTGGTTCAATACTTGGCAATAAGGCTCAAGAGAAGGCGGCAGACCAGGCGGCAGCTCAACGCCAGGCTAACATGGGCCTGATTCAAAACTACGGGCAGCGAGCCGTTGATTCTTTGACCCCTGGCTATCAGAGCGCACAAGCAATTCGGCAACAGGCCATGAACCAGAACATTGGTATGGCTGGGTCTACATTCAGACCAATGATTGAGTCGGTACAGTCTGGTGACTTGATGGCTCAACAGGCCCTTCTTGCAGGTCTTATGGGGCAACGCTCGGCTATTCTGGGTGAGCCAATGAACTACGGAGCCCTCCAGGCGCAAAGCGTACCTGTTAACTATGGTGCTCTTTCGGGGTTAACATCACCTCAAGGATTGCAGTTCAATCAAATCACGAGGCCAGATTTCGGTGATACAGCCCAGACTGATTGGCAAGCCTTTGACGCAAGAAACTACCTGGCTGCAAACCCTGACATCTCTGCTGACTACATGGCCAAGAAAGATCAGCTAATCGCCGGCGGTGATCCGCAGTTTAGAACTGAAGAGGGTTACGCTAAGTGGCACTACGATAATTACGGCAAGAATGAGGGCAGGTTATTGGCGCCATCATCTACGCCGGCAGCATCTGCGCCAGCAGCCTCGCCACAAATTACAACTGCTCAAGTTAAACAGGTCCTTAGCGCTGATCCAGGATCTCTCAACCAATTTGGGGAGCCCCGATAATGGCTGCAATTCAAGATATACAGAATCTTATAGCTAGAGCACAGCCTATTCCTCTGGATCTTCAAAGGGCAGCTCTGCTAGAGGCTCAATCTCTAGGGATGAACAATCAGGCTCTGGCTGATGCTTTTGGCGTTCCTGTGTCTATGGTTTCAGATGCGGCGGCAGCTACCGGCGTGGGATCTGTTGCAGGACCATTAATTGGAGGATTCCAAGAGCCTGGTATTCCTGCTGTTATGCGACCGCTTCCTATTGCTCCTTTTCCACCTGCTCAACCTACACTGACGGTTGCCCCTGCTCCTGCCGCAAACCCATTGGCCGGCATCCCTGTAGATAATAACTACACTCAGGCAGAGATTGATACCGTAAAGAATCTGGTTAACTCTGGACAGGTTGATGTTAATCAGGTTGCTCAAAATTTCAATGTGACGCCAAACTATGTTGCTGCGGCATTGGAATTGCCAATGGATAATATGTCTATCCAGGCGATAAGCAATGAACAAGCAAGGGAGCAAATAAAGTCGATCCCAGTAAATCCTGCCGACGGATATACAGATGAGCAGGTAGAAACGGTAACCAACCTTTTAAACAAGGGTCAGGTAAACGTAGCAGATGTCGCCGATCATTTTAAGGTTGATGAGAATCTTGTAATAGAAATAATCTCAGAGATCCCTAAATCAGTTTACGAAGAGGGCTCGTTTACTCCAGAGCAAACCAAGAAGCTTGAGGGTCTTATCACTACCGGCGTGGCTACCGCTCCGCAAGTGGCAAAGTATTTTGATGCCCCGGTCTCTGAGGTTTCTGATTACCTAGAGCAGAACACGGGCCTCACAAGGGACCAGATAGTCGATAGCATGGTGAGCAATGTAGTAGCTGATAAAGACTACAACATGCAGGACGCCCAGAGGGTGGGCGAGCAGATCAGCCAGGGCAACATAACTGCCGAGGAAGCAGCGGATCAGTTTGGCGTAACCATCGATGGCATATCTAAATTAATGTCAGAGATGGGGCTAACCGTTCCAGCCCAGGGCGCAACCCCAACAGCAGGTCAGACAGCAGCTCAAACGACTCAGACAGCAGCTCAGATAGCACAGGCAACTGCCCCAACCTCACAGGCTCAAACAGGGCAGCAACTATCATCAGTACCTCAGTACAACGATCCTGGTTTTACCTCGGTCATGCCTGGCGCTACAGCAACCGCTGGTGCTCCAATGTCCTCAAGCATCCCAACAGGATTAAGCGGATCAGAGCAAGCTCTTAGGACCGGGGCCAGTGGCGCCATTGAGATGCTTGACCAGCTCAACACTGCGGGTAGGGCGGACCTATCGAATCAGTACGCCAGAGGACTAGAACAGGCAGCGGCTCAGTCTCAGATTGCCAGGGGTGATATTACCT